GTTTCTCGATGCAATCAGGGTAAAGAATCTGATTACAATCCGAAAGTCATCACAAGGCATACTGCGTACTTTAGCGTCGCCAAGCTCCTAATAAAAAACAAACTTTTACAGATTAAAAAATCAAGTGAAATTGAAGGGCTATAAGTAATTGATTTTAAAAGAGTTTTTTTTGAAGACTTTGCCAGGATAAACAAAATTTTGTTATTAATGAAAAATAGTAGTTTGCCTCTGAGGAGGTTAAAACAGTGTGTATTTTATAGCTTGGAAAAGATAAAAGCGGTTAATCAGGGCTAGGAGGAATTATAAGAGTATTTAGATATGCGCCCATGAAAGAGCGCAGGTATTTTAATAAATTTGAGTTAAAAGCGGTTTAACATCCCTTCGGGATCACTACTGCGGAGAGAAGGTTTGAGCGATAGTGCCTTGGCCATTGCCAATTTTATCGGGAGAATCGCAGACAATAAATTCCTCATAAAGATCATAAGTTATTCGAGCGCTGCAATCGGAATAGACTTCAACATCGTAACCAGACCTGAAAAGATCATTTGAATCTAAAAGAAACATTACATTATTATTTTTAGATGCAGAGATTTGAATAATATCTATCACACGACCATTACCCCTGATATTAGAACGACCAACAATATGGAGTGAGACTTTTTGAAAAGGATGATTAGTATTTTCTTCTCTTTCATCTAGGATCGGAACAGGATTTGATTTTTCATGGGGTGTTATTAGTTCAGATTCTGGGACAATTAAATCAGGGGTGTTTGATTGAGTTGGAGCTGTTGTAGTAACTGGAGATGATTCAGGAGTTGAAACATCAATAGCTTTCTCTTCTGGAGAGGTAAACAAACTTTTTAAGGCAAAAATTGTTAGAAGCACACCAAAACCAAGAATGAAAAATATGTTCTTTTTATTGGGCATAAAACCACCCCCTTTCAAATCGTCAACTTTGACCTCTTTAACAGAATCTTTAGATAATGTATGTGAACTATAAAAACCAAAATATGCAGGATCATAATCACGGGTTGATTCTTCGATAAAGTCAGAATTTCTAAACGTACAAGATGAATAAACCTTTCTTTTATATTGTTTATCATTACCGACAATATTTAGCTTAACAGTCCTGATAGCAATATCAGGCATTTTGCGAACAACTCTATCGAGCTGAGAAACATCTTGAGTAAGCAATAAAATATCAAAACCATAGTGGCCGTGCATTGCCAAAAATTTTTTTATGTCAGGAGTACAACCCTCTCCAAAAACAAAATGGGCTTCATCAATTATAAAAAGAGGGCCTTTATTATCTGAATCTTTCCAAGTGTGTTGGATAAAATGGTCAGGCATAGAAAAATAATGATCTGTAGGTTTACCAGAAAAATCAGAAAAATCAGATTTAACGACGACTATCAAATCCCTTAAATGTTCACCATAAGCTGCACAAATCCTATCGGCATTTAAGCTTAAATTTGTCACAACCATACGATTATTTTTTAAAGCTTCAATCGCCCAATATCTGACGGCTTCGTAACTTTTACCACTTCTAGTACGACCTACAATAGCATTAATCATAATTTTTAATTTTCCATTTTTTAAAACGCTATGAGAGTTAATATAACGAGTTATGAGAGGTTTTTTTTAAAAGCCTAGTGCTAGTATTAACAAAAGGAGAACTCGATTTTAGTATATTTTTTAATCAATTTTTTTAACCGCCCAATCTTACAAAAGGAATTAATCTTAATAAAATTCGAACAGTAATAGCAGCAACCAGCATTCCCATACATTCATTAAAACCGACAGCAGCCATAAAATACTTGGTCGTATCTGGAATAGCATCGATATAAGTAAGGGGACTGAGGGAATTTAATGAAAGACTTAATGAATCCATAACTAAAATAATAGCCTGAAAAATTTCGTCGAGAATCCACCAAAAAAAATCCTTTAAAAAATCAAAAACTGTAAGAGTTAAAGAGTATAGAAAATCTACTAAGGATTGGAAAAGACCAAAAAACCAAGCGATTAAATCATTAATTAGAGAGTTCATATCAACCACCTACAACAAGTTTTCTGCAAAAAAGAGCACAAGTAAAAAGCATAACAGCACGAATGAAATTAATTACATAATCAGGAATTCCAATTTTAAAACATCCAAAATCAGCAAAACCAAAATCAAAACAAAAATCACCAAAGTCGACATCAAGAGAACCCGATATATTTAAATCAGACCATTTGTCAATAGAAGAGACAAGGGCGGATGATCTAAGAGCAGATTCATTAGAAGCCCAAACAGTGGAAAAACCATCAGGATATTCGGGAGTATAAAAGCCAGTAGCATCAGGGCTAGGGGTAAAACTAAATTCAGGAAATTCGATCTCTTCATCAGAGATATCACATGTACCGCCTAATCTAATAATAGAACCATCAGGGCAAATTATTGGACACTGATCAGTTGTCCATTTTGGATCAATAATAGTAACACCATCGCTACAATAGTTGGGTTCGTATTGTTTACAGGCTGGGCGTGTATCACCATCAACACATTCAGCTAAAAGTTTTTCAAAACCATCATTTATGGAGTCATTAATAACATCAGTTGAAGTAATTACTCGATTTAAATTTTCAGAATTATCATCAGAAGATTTATCAATAGAAACTTTTATATCTTTTATTACATCATTAGTATCGGAAGCAGTTTCATTTAAAGACGTAGCAATATTATTTGTCTCATTAATAGATTCATTTATAGAATTTAGTTTGTTGAAATTATTTGAATCTGAATTTTTAACACTGTTATTTATGTTATCTAGCTTCACCTCGACTTTTGTTAAATCAATATCTGAATCTGTTGAATCTGTTGGATCTGTTGGGTTATCAGGATCTTCGATATTAGGTTCAGGATCAAAACAAGAATATACTTCAAAGCCAGCAGCACCAAACCAACCACAATTTGTATTTTCTTCAATACAACCTTCAATTAAAGGTTCGCCATCGGCACCGTAAGTACCACAACCAGATGGAGGCTCAGAATTAGCACATTTGTAAACACCATCTACGTAACCGCAGTTATCAGGGATTGGAACACAACCAGAGCCATCATCTATTTGAGAAATTCCGCATTCATTATCTTGATCAGGAATACCGCCATCAGAATCACCACCACCAGAATCACCACCGCCACCGCCACCGCCAGAATCACCACCACCAGAATCGCCACCGCCAGAATCACCACCACCAGAATCGCCACCGCCAGAATCACCACCGCCAGAATCACCACCGCCAGAATCGGGATTAGGATTGGGATTATCAGGGCTATAACAGTTATTATCTGCAACTATAGTAGATTGACATTTTCCGCCTTTTTCTTGAAAACCACCGACTTGACCACTGCCAACAGACCAGCCGTACGTTTCAGAGCAGGATTGACCGATAGCAGGTGGACCCCATATGGATAAAGAAGGTGATGCGTAACCATCGGGGCAAAGTTGATCAATACTTTTATCACCTTCAGTATCAGCATCGGAAGAAAAAGAATGAGTAGAAAATAAAGAAAAGAAAATAAGTAAAATTATATTTTTCATATTTTTGACCAAAAAAAAGACCTTGCGGCCGTTTATTTAAAAATCTGTTGAGCTAACAGAAAAGCAGCCATAGCGCCGATTAAAGCAACTATGGCAAAGCTAAGCGTTATTAACGCACCAGCCACTAGATTTTTGAAATATTACGTTTAGCTAACTGAATACCCTTTTCAGCCATTTTTACGCCAATGATAAGAATACCAAGAGCCAATACAGCAGAGGCAACTGTGGTCATATCAATAGCAGCAAAAAGATCATCAATAGGGCCTTCGGCAAACGCAGAAGAAGCGGAGAAAACCGCAGCAATAGCTACGATGACTTTATTAGATAAATTTTTCATTTTTTTAAATCCTTCTTACTAAGTTTGAAGCTGTTGAGATTTTAAAACCCAAGGCAGCAATTATAAAAACGAACCCAAACGATCCGAATAAAACAGAAGAGTAATCCTCGACTGTATAACCACTTGCTTGATAATTCATAGCGAATTCAGCAGGTGATACCAACACAACCCCAGTACATTCATTGACCGGAGTGGTATTAGATTTGACATAACCATTGGCATCAATAGATGCGCACATAGCCATTTTAAGTAAGTGGGGCCAAATGATCAGCTAAATCATAAGGACTTAATTCTGGTTTATCATATTTACCGCGAACGATAGCAGAAGGTTTTAGATAATATTTACCAATTGTAAAAGGCTTATCTTTATCTGTTAACTGTAGACGGACACGCTCAGGGAATGCACCACCAGAATAGACATAAAGATCTTGTGAATAGTTTGTTTTATCACCGAAAGTCTTTTCATGTAATTGATCTTGACCAGCAAGACATTCAAAAATAATAGTAGTGATTGGTTGAGCGTTATTTTTTTCGTTAGACATTATATTAATCTCAGGTTGGTTTTAGGTAATTGATTATTGATAAATGAACCCGTGAAAACATCAAGACCAGAAGCCATACGAAGCTGAGGAGCTACATAATTATCAGGTGCTTGATTACCAAAATTAATGGATATCTCACGAATTAAAGGAGTAACATTTGAAGCATGATTTTCGATTGACTGAATAAAGCTTTTTGAAAGACCACATTCAATAAGAGAGTTTAAACGATCATAAAAGGTTTGAGGTCTGGTTGATCTTTTAACATGATCATAACCCATTGATTTCAATTCAAAATAGAAACCTCTCGCAGCATCAGAACGCCTACGATTTACACGGCCAGAGTCAGAAACTGTGACAAGATTTTTCTCAATGGATTCTAATATTGATTTATCGTCTGTTTTCACAATCGTCAACCCTTCGAATGTTTCAAATATTTTATCAAAGCCTAAATGCCATAGGTCTTCTATTAAGTTAGTATTTCGTTTAGAACTGAATTCAATAAATTTAATAATGTTGGTGGGAATTCCACAATCAACCAGTTTTCGAGCTTTTATTCTGGCCTCGAATCTCACCATTCCAATACAATAATCTTTAACAGAATAAAGAGCTTTTAGCCTGTCTAAAGTGCGTTGAGCATCTTTTGTTAAATTAAAATTCTTTTTCTTCGTAATTTTTTCTAAATCAGAAATCTCATTCAAAACCTCTGGCAACTTTAAATAAGCGACCCTAACAATATGAGAACCAGAGCTGGTAGCATCACGACCGCATGAGTTCCAATAAACGCTAGTATCAAAAGATGAACGTGCTTTAATTTGACCGTTCGAGGTGGTAGAAAGAGCCTTTATACAGTGTTCAGCTAAAGATTGATTTTCAAAGCGAGAGAAATACGTGCAATCAATTTGCATAAGCTTAGATTCAATGACATCAAGATCATTAAATAGAGTAGGATAGCTATGGAGTAAAACGGCAATCATTTCAAGAAAGCCGAGCTTTGGATCGTCAAAACCAAAAACATTATGACCTTGTAAAATTTTAGCAGGAGAACATTTAAGCATTACATACGGAAAAGGATGGCCCCCGTTTCCTTTTGGGAAAATACAGAAAGCAACACCCGAAAAAGAACTAGCTAATGATTCATAAGAGTGGGTTTCATAAGACTCAGCGATATTAATACCATCATCGCTAGAGCGAGAAGTGCGAGTCTCTAAGCCATCTTGAAGTATATATTTATCAAAACTAGGTAAAACAGCGCTGGAACGATCAGGGGCAAAGATGCAAACGTCGTTCTTAAACGGTATCCTTAGTTCAAGCTTATCTATCATTATCAATTATCCGTGAAGATGTTACGCAAATGTAACACTCCTATAAGTAAGAAATCAATATGAAAGCAATAAATTTAATAAACTATTTTAAAAATAAAGGCCTTAATGGGTCAGAAATAGCAAAAATACTAGGAACAACAAGGGCAACAGTTTCGAGGATTGAAAGTGGAGAAATAGAAAAAATGAATATGGACATGCTAGAAAAGGCTGCTCAAAAATTGAACAAAACGGCATCAGAATTATTACTAGAATTAGAAAAATAACGGTCCACCGTACAAGAGTAGAACATCCAGTATGTTCTACGGCTGCGCCGAGGCCCCTCCCGCAAGCGGGCCCCTCCCCTATCCTCACCGTATGAATCAGACCAATCAATCAGACCAATCAGACGTTTCTCGATGCAATCAGGGTAAAGAATCTGATTACAATCCGAAAGTCATCACAAGGCATACTGCGTACTTTAGCGTC